CAATCCTTTGAGTTTACTATATCCTGAAAAATCTTTTTGATATTTGCAGGAAGTACACAGTCTCGAATGGTTTGTGGTCTATACTTCTCGACCAACAAACCAATCGCATTATTTGCGGTTATTATCATGGATTATTCGCTGTATGTGCTGGTGTTTTCCATGGCAATCCAATACTTCAGATCTAGGTTCTTGTGTGTGAATTGCGAGATCACAGTCTTGCTGATTTCCACACTATAGTCACCTTCAAACAACTTCAGATTATCCAACTTAAAGTTGAACGAGAAGGTTGCTTCTTCTGGATTGCTGCCCACTGGCAGAGTAAACACATTAGTGGTAGGATCCTTTAGATCCTTGACTACTGCCAATACTTCACTGCCCTTAGAGATAATGCAGAGATCGGAAAGTTGAAGAGCAGCACCTGATCGTTGAAGTTCACGGAATTGATCTGCCATCAGGTCAAAAGTAATAGCAACCGCTGGAGTCTTCACTTGCTTGGTTGGATACGTCAGAAGTGCTGGATCAGCAAAGTAATACTTTACCGAGGAACCATTAACTCCTGTCACTACCACACACTTCTCTTCAAACACGAATTCAGGATCTTCAAGAAGAGAAACAATACCAAGAAACTTGTTCAGATCCCAAAGACCAAACTCGGAATCAAATGTTTCGTCCACGATGGCTTCTGCCATCACGTTCTTGCTTGGTGAAATGGTGGAAATTTTGTTTCCAGCCTTTACAAACAAGTTAGAGTTAATACTGCTGAAATTCTTTAAAATGTTAAACGTCTGCTTAGAGATACTGGTTGTTGTACTTGTCATAATATAGTCATCCTTTACTTGTTAAATCTTTCAAAACTTTGGTAATCTTCATCATCACTATTGTGTCCATGTCGTAAATCATTCAGCCACTTTCTTGCGTCTGGACGATGTTTAGTTTTCTTTGCTTTCTTTCGTTCCTTCTGTAAGCGTTTGAATTGTTCATACTCCGATTCTGGTTCTTGTTCGTTTGGCATTCAAAATTCCTCAATACTTGGAAGTAACTCCTTTAACTTGTGATCAATAAAATAATTAAACAATTTTTCTCGACCTTTTCCTTGTTGTTCTTGGTATGAATCTAAAATACTCTCTTCTAATGCTTTTGGAATAGAAGACAAATCAATCATCGTCTTATTCCTTATATAGTTGGGCATATTGTAAAAAGAAGATTCTTCTGATTGTTTCTTTAGTGCTTCTAATCGTTTGGCTGTCATTACTGTTTGGCGTTTTCCGTCAGTCATAAAGGTGTCGTCGTCAGACAGCATGTTAGGAACACCATCAGAGGAATCACCTTTAATGATATGTTCTAGTAAATATCCACGAGGATTAGCACACTCCATAAATTCTTTCTTGTTTGTGCTGTATTGCTTTACATTAGGAAAAATCTGAAGTTGCTGAAAGTCTTTATCGTTAGACAAGATCATAATCTTTTCTTGTTGAGCAAACCGCTTGGTTAGAGCAAAGATAATGTCGTCTGCTTCTGCTCCCTGAATACGAATATTAGGATATGGGAAAATTTCCTTGATTTCATCTCGAATAACGTCTAGAATAGAATAGACTTCTTTCCATTGATCTGCTGCTGCTTCTTGTGTCTTCTTACGATTCTGCTTGTAATGGGGAAACCATTGTTTTCTCCAATAATTACAGCTGTCGTTACACACAACTAACTCGCCATATTCACGAAACATCATTCGGTATTTACGATACGAATTAAGCACAGTATGACGAATATAGTCTTCGTTAAAATTCTCTGTGTCTTTAGCGGCTTGAAAAATGTTTGCTAGAATTATTTGATTATTGTCAATAAGAAGCATAATGTAATTATATCACGTAAAAATCAAAAGTCAATAAATTTGTACCCATTGTTCACTATTTGCATCAATTATATATTTGTACAATTTAGCAGTACTAGGATCCCACCATTCGTCTCCTAAAGTAACTCGACTTGGTGGCGTAATAGAACTAAAGAATGTTACTGTGGTTCCTGTTCGTTCTGATACTAGAGGTTGCCATCCTGAAGATGTGTGTTCTGGAGACTTACAAAGATCAGGATCACGTGAAGCAATGTACGCTTCTCCCTTTTTGTATACAATATCTCCTTGGGCATATTGTATGCATTGTCCATCAATTCCGCTAACTTTGAATATTCCTTTGAAATTAGTCATCAAGTATCTCTTTGAAAGCCTCTAGTGTATTTATCATAACTTTAATTTTTTTCTTACCAAGATATTCATAGGCTTCTTTTAACTCTTGATCTTTTCCTGTGTGTGCTGCTTTTAACTCACTAATAAACGGATCAAGTATCTTGGACATCTTTTTCCAATGAATATGATTTATTTCTTCTACTTCCAACCAACCTTCGTGGTCAAATTTACAGGTTTCGTCTTCACCGACGGCAAGAAACAATTCGTCAATTCTTTCATTCATGTTACACAAGTAACCTTCCGTCTTTTTTCGAATATGATCTTGAATGGATACTTGTTCCTTTACTACCTTAGGTTTAACTACCTGACCAAGTTTAATGATATGTTCTACTTCTGATTTAATATTGTCTAGAACTTTATCAACAAACTTTCCACCAAGATTCATAATTCTGCAGTATTTACCTATACTCATTATGGATGGGTGCGTGTCTGATACTTTAACAGCATCACGAACATCTGACTTGGAGTATTTATTTCTCTGCATCCAATCAATCACCCAAGGCTTATATACCTCATTTTTGCAACTATAACTATACCAACTGGTTGCCTTGAGAATTCTGGCATCAATTTGTTCTGGAGTTAATACAGCCACATCCTCCCAAGAAGGCTCATTCTTTATGAGCAGAGAATCTACAGAGTCGCCACGCTTGATACGTTTGTGTTTTGTTTGTTTTCGTTTCATACTAATCTGCTGAAGTTTCGTTTCTTTTCGAATTGAATTATTGAACCGAATCTATCTAGTAATTGATCAGTTTTATGACTGATAACAAATACATTAACCTTAGATCCAAACGAAGATATCAATTTCATAAACTCATCAGTTCCAGTACCGTCTAAACTAGAATCAAAAACTTCATCTAGAATCAGGAGGTTGGTGGAAACACTATTCTTTAATCGAGCAATTTCTCGCCAAGTAAGAAGTAGTGCTAAATCTATACGCATTTTTTCTCCTTCACTAAATGATTCATACGTAAATATGTCTCGGTGGCGACTCTTGATGATTTCCTTGAACTCTTCGTCCAGATTAAATATAGCATAGAAATCCATGCTTGTCAAGTACTTGTTTACATGTTTGTTGATTAAAGGAATATAATACTTAATAATTTTTGATTTAATGCCACTATCTTTAAATAAATTTATAAGTTGATCATAACATTTCAGAGTCTTGAGGACCTTGTACTTTTTATCAATCAGATCAACTTCTTTATTCTCTAATTCTACAAGTTTGCTCTCAAACTTTGCAATCTCTTCTTGAGAGTATGTCTTGGCATTATTCAATTCAAGATTTGTGTGACTAGTATTAAGACTCTTTAAGGTTTCTCGTTTATTAGCCAAACGAATAACATTAGTTTGATGTTCGTTTAATCGACCCTGAATCTCTTCTATTTGTTTCTCGGTCTTTACAATTTGCGTGTTTATATCCTGAGTGCCTTGCTGATATTCGTCTAACTTTGATTTTCTTTGTGCTAATAGGGCATCCTTGTGGTCATGGGCAATTCCCTGTTTACATAAAGAGCATGTTTCATTATTATTAAAGAATTCAATATCTTCGTTAATACTCTCTTTAGCCTGTTCAATTTTGCCAAGAATCTTTTGGGCATCAGTTCGTTTCTTCTGAACTTCCTTTAATTCGTTTTGTATTGAGGTACCAGAAATCTTTAACGGCTCTGACAACCCATCTATATCGGTTTGTATGGCAACCATTTCGGCTTCTAATTGAGCCTGTGCTGCCTTGCGTTCTTCTATGATCTGTTGTGTATTCTTTACTAGGGATTGTATGGTTTCTTTGGTGTCTGCGATTTGTGCTTTGGTTACTTCGATTGAAGTGTTTGTTGCGTCTAGTTCAGACTTAACACCATTAACCTTATCTTTAACCACGACATTCATTTGAGAGAATATGCTAATATCTAATATATTCTCTATAACCTGACGGCGATCAGTAGGAGTTAATTGCATGAACGGAACAAATGAGGAACTTCCTAATACAACAACCTGAGAGAACGTCTTAAAGTTCATTCCTAATATCTGAGATTCCAATACTTCCTGATAATCTTTAATCTTTGCGTCTTGATTCAACAGATTGCCATCTTTGTAGATTTCGAATAATTTTGGAGCTAGACCACGAACTACCTTGAATTCATTCTTTCCAATACTAAAGTTGATCTCTACTACGCAATTCTTTTTGTTTATAGAATTAACTAGTTGTGGAATATTGATGTTACGAAACGGTCTTCCGTATAACCCAAAGGCAATAGAGTCCAATAAAGCAAAAGATTTGCCGTTACCGTTACTACCGCATACTAACGTTGTAGATTTCTCGCCTAACTTAACTTCAGTAAAGCTATTTCCAAACGAACCAAAATTTTTAAATCGAACAGTCTTGAATACGATCATGAAAGTGTTTCCATATAGACTTGACGCATAATTTCTTTTAATTGTTCTGTGTTATCAGATTCTAAAAATTCAATTTCTCTATTAATCAGACTCAAGGTATCTTCGGCAATATCAAACTCTGGACTATTTTCGTCGTCCTTGGTTACTATGTCTTCAATGATTGTGATGCTTGCTGGCTCTCCAGTATACAACAGATCTATGAACTCGTCAAATTTTCTTTCATTCTTTTTGTTTAATACTAGTACACGAACATAAGTATTTTTGTATACTGTAGGATCTAGGTCACTAAAATCTCGTTTATCTGTCCATTCAATACTATAGTACATTTTATGTGGATTCTTGATGAATGTTAGTTCACGAGTTTCTGTATCGTATACATGAAAGCCTTTATCTTGATGAAGATCTGCTGTAGTCATTTCATATTGAGTTCCAAGATAATGAATGTTTCCTTTAGAACTCTTTGTATGAAAGTGACCAGAAAGAACTAACTCAAACTTCTGTAGAAATTTATCTTCCATTCCGCTAGAGCATTTAATATTAGATATCATCTCATAACCATTGAGTTCAAAATGACCACATACTACTGGTGCTGTGCTGGCTTCAATAGCCTTGATTACGGCTGATTTGTTTTCCTCATTAATCCAAGGAACCATTAAGAACTTAGTACCATCTGCTACTACTAGTTCTGTGGTATGTTCGTATAGATGAAATTTAGAATAACAATCAACAAACAATTCCTTTGGAGAATTTAGATGATTGGTATTCTTGTAGAACACGTCATGGTTTCCTAGAATACAGTGAAGATCCACATTGTTGTCTTCAAACCAATTCATAAATCTTTCTCTTACGTGTTTTAAGGTATGGAAATTAACAAACTTACGACGATCAAACATGTCACCTAAATGAATGACCGTATTGATATCGTTTGCTTTTAGATAAGGAAATAATTCGTTATCAAAAAACTTAAAGAAATAATTTAAAAATAACGGCGAATCGGATCTTGCTCCGAAATGCGAGTCACCAATAATGCATATTTTCATGATTTATAATTTGCGCTTTTTACGTACCTTTGGTTCATACTTCTCTATATCCTTTTCTGTAATAGAGAAATGTTCACTTAATGCTTCTCGTGGATCATCCTTTTCAAAGTAATTAGTTTTACACCACTTATGCATTGTACCATCATCTAGATGCTCGGTCAACTTAAACTTGATATAATTTTGCTTTTTTTCTTTTTCTATGCGTCTAAGGAAGGCATAGTAGATTATTTGAGTGAAATACGAGAATGGATTTTTGGATTTCTTAGGATTAAAGTTGTGTGCATACATGAGACAGTTCTCAATAGCATCTCCTACCATCTCTTCTCGGTATGGATAATTTGCAAAATTATGCTTAGAGGAAAGCCGTTCAGCAATCTTCATAAAGCATTCACCAATATAGGTAGATACTGGCGGCTTGTCGTCTTCTACTTCTTCTGCTTCTCGTATTTGGCGTTTCCAAATAACCATCTCAGCAAGGAACTTCTTGTTGTCCACATAGTGGTCGCTGTCTTTGGTAAGCCGTTTTTGAGCTACAATCGGGGGGTCTACAATATCTTTAGATTTTTTAGATTTTTCACTTGACATAATTAAAATTTTCGTGTATACTTGTGTGTCTGGTATGAATGAGAAAATAGAGAATCAAATAATATTAGATATTACTGATAATCATTAGACTTTGGATCTGGATTCCAATCAGTCCACTTATTTCCAAAGTCTTTTTTCTTACCCTTACCTGTAAATTTATCAACGCTCATACCTTCACCGTTGCCATCGGTTAATTCATTTATTATTTTACCCAGATCGGAACGCTTGAGTATTCCATTCTTTAAAAGTTTAAGAAGAACATTGGGGGAAAACACTAGATTCATATACACTATTGTATCATCAAAATCAGGTTTTGCAAGATCTTTTCTTGGCTTTTCTGAATTAAAATCCATTCCCATATCTTTCATCATTTGATCCATTTTTTTAAATAAAGCATCCTCTTCTTTTTTACTAATAGGAGTGGTTAATGAGTGTGGATAATCCGTAGGAATTTCTGGAAGATCTCCAAATAAATCCATTAAAGATGGAAGCTTTGAAGTAGTAGGTGGCTTGATAACTTTAGGATTAAGTTTTTGTGTATCTTCTTTATTCTTTTCTGCATCATATAAAAGCTCAATATCATTGCTAGGAGTACTAACAGAAACAACAGATGATTCTGAAATAGTTACTGTGGTATCAGAAGAAAGAATAATCCAATTTCTTAAGGTAAATATTTCCTTTACTCTACCCATCATATCAGCAGATAGTGTGGATTCAAATACCATAGGTCTAGTTAATATAAGTCTACCGTTTCTTCCTTTACGAATAGTAGCAATTAATTCTTCACCAGACATCATCTTAATTAATTTATAGGGGGTTCTCATCATTAGTCTCCTTGGGCAACTGAATAGGAACAATCTTAAAAGGAAATCCTTCACTAGTATATATTTTAAATCGTTGTTCTAAATGTTTCATGCCATGATTCTCGTAACTCTTATAGGACAAATCATCTGCAATATCAAATAATTTCATTTTAGATTTTGTTTCTGTTTTACGCAAACCTCGTCCAATAGACTGTAGTACACGAATAACAGACTTAGAGGGAGAAGCAAACACAATATTATTAATATTTCGTATATTAATTCCAGTAGAACAAGTTCCGTAAGAAGCAATTAAAATGGAATCTGTTCCTTTATCTACAATTTTTCGGATCTCTTCACGAGTTTCCACATCAGTTTCTCCGTGAATAAAATAAATGGATTTATTAGAATCATTTACTATCAACTCGTACAATGGCTTTCCTTGAAGCTCCACAAAATTAAAAAGAACCAAGGTGTTGCCTGTCAGACTGTTACATAAATTTTTAATAAATTTATTTCGTCCTTTATGAGTAACCACGAAACGAATCTCGTCCTGATACTCCATTCGTTTTGTTTTCTGAATTTCTTCTGCGGTATACTGAAGTTTTAAACAATCAATATTGATACTGGATAATAAGTCTTTATCAATTAATTTTTTAGTTGTTGTGGTGTTGTAGACAGGACCAAATAACCCCTCAATAACAAACTGATGAATCTGCATTCCGCTTAGAGTTCCAGTAGTACCTATTCGGTAATCTGTGTTCTTGGCTTTAGTCATAATACCAGTCAGGGATTTGGCACTAAAAAGATGCACTTCATCCCCAAACACACCCACAAAATCATTGAACCAAGTTTCTGGTTGTTTATAGATGCTTTGCCATGTGGATATAATAATACGTTTATTTGTGTCCTTATCCTTGCCTGCCATAATGGTATGAATATTACGATCCGCCTTCCAAGTGTCTAGTTTGGCGTATTCTCGGAAATCTGCCAACATCTGGGAAACTAGGCTGGTAGTAGGAACGATTATGAGCAGTTTACCTGTATTATGGGTTTCTAGGATCCAACGACACAGAAGATACAGAATTAGAGACTTACCGCTGCCTGTAGGACTCACGAGAAGGGCCCTAGAATGCTCTAGGCTGTGCAGGACGGCTTCAACCTGGTAATCGTGTGGTTTAATCGTGGAGCCGTTAGCCTGGATAAGCAGGTTCTCTATAAAATCGCTCACAAGGGCATTAGATGGCTTCTGGTACGTTCTTGGAGTAAAGGAGTAGGAATACCCTCTATCCTTGGCAAACTTAATTAATGGTTTCACTAGTCCAGCATACATGGACTGGGTAAACAGGTTAAAAAGACGTATTTTGCCATCCCAAATCTTGTTCTTATAGGCTGGAGTATACTTAAAGTTGGGCATAGTGAAAGTAAAGTAGGAATTCAGTTCTTTGGCTAAAGAACGATCACAATCAACCTTGACCATAACTGCATCTGGTTGTGTAATATCCAAATCTGCCATTAAGCCCCCTGAGTAAACTTGATCCAGTCTATCATGGCTCGTATCTGCCATTGACGGTTCTGGACTATTTTAACAACACCTTCTAAATAATTAACAATTTCTTTTTGAAAATCTGTCTTTTGAGACATTCTGATATATTCGTTGTCAGAGTCTATCAGATCATTGGCTTCAGTCTTTAATACATTTAATTCAAATGGTTCCCAATTAAACTGGACAAGCTCTTCTTTGCTCATACGTCCTGTGTAATACAACCACTTGTTTCTTCTCAGTACAGATAACTCGTTTTCAAGTCTCTTTAGTTTTATTCGTTCATCCATGAATATAACCAAATACTTGTTGTGTAATTGAGGTGTTCTGCCAGACTCTGTATCCAAGGCAGTTTGATCAATACCCAAATCAGATTTAACCATTTCTTTCACATCATTAATGTTCATAATATAAATTCCTGTTATTAAGGAGTAGACAAATTTTCAATCTCATAACCAGTAAATGCAAATTTCACAGTAGCAGTCATTTCTATAGAATCAGTAGCAGTAGTATTAAAATTTAAACCACTTAAATAAATTGGAAACACGTGACGAAAATTAATACTTATTTTTGGTCTATACGAACTATTAGTTATTAATAAACTAGCAGCTGAAGTTTTTTCATTATACGGAAGAGTAGTTTCATCAGATTCATAATTTCCAATGGTTTTAATCCAACTATGGATTTCTCTCCAATTTGCTAAATTCTCGTCAACACGAAAAGTTAATTCAAGATCTTCGAATCTAATTGATCCTGTAGGAACTTTAACTGGATGACCTAAAATGCTTGGTTGTTCTGCTGTTCCAAATCCTAATCCTGGAAGATTAGCACTCTGACAAAAGTATACCATATTAGGAACTCTCTTTAAAGCAAATTGAAAATAATTGACTATAAGTGCATTATGTGTTACTGGATCTGTTGCCATACAGTATTTATATAACAAAAAGGGGAGGCTTTTTAAGGCCTCCCCATATTCGTTATTTACTTAAAGTTTCAGATTAAAGTCCGAAACCTGTGTTACCATGCAAGTTAGTTACTGCAAAGATACGATAGTACTGATTTGAACCAACAGTATTAATGTTAGTATCATCAGCAAACGGATTTGCTACCATGCCGTAACGAGTTTTAAATCCAATCTTTGGTTGGAATGTTGACTGATCAACGGCTCTCACCATTTGGAGAGGAACGTATGGGCAGTAGAACACGCCAGCATCGTATGGACTTGCGCCACGATAACCAACCATTACGAAGTTGGCATTGGTCTTGGCATATGGATCAATGTAAACCTTGAACTTGCCGTTAAGAATACCAGCAAACGTATTGCCAGTGTCATCAACTTCAAGTTGCACGTTTAGTGCTGGGCTAACATTAAGGAAACCACCCATTGCAAGAGCAGAAGCAACGTCTGAAGAGCACACAATGAAGTTGCCCTTACCACGACGAGTTTCCTTTGCAATAACGTTGGCTTCACGTTCAATTTGGAACATGAGACCACGGAAGCGTTCTGCGCTCCAGCGACCATCTGAATCCGTATTGAGATCGTAAGTACCAGGAAGACTTAAATCACCTTGACCGCAACCAGTCTTGGCTACACGATAAAGAGTGTAGATCAATTCACGATTGATTTCGTTGAGAATTTCAGTGCTAAGAATATTAGCAAGTTCGCTCTCAGCGTCTAAGCCGTGAACAGCCTTCAAGTCTTGAGCCAATTCAGTTGTGTATTCTGCCTTGAGAGCACGTGTCTTTGCTTCGACAGCGATACGTTCAATGCTGAAACCCATTTCTCGGAAAACCTTAGTACCAGAACCAAGACCTTCGCCGTCTCCTGTTAACATGCCTCGGAAAGAAGCCATGTCGAATGAAGAGTTACGAATACCAAAAGTTAGACCAGAGGTACCAAAACCACCAGCTTGTCCTGTACCACCGTAAGTAGGATCTACGCCTTGACAAGCACCAGTAGTACCAGAAGCAGCACCAAAAGAGGTATTGCCTGCACCAGAGTACTGAGCAAATGGTTCTTGGAAAAGAGCTTCCTTACCAAGAGTTACGCCATCATAACGGCTGCGCATTGCAAAGATAAGGCCCGTAGGAGCACTCATCGGCTGAACGCCTGCAATGTCATAAGCCATCAAGTTTGGCATGCTACGACGAACCAAGCTAATTAAGATTGGATCGTAACCAGCAAGATTACCCTGTGTGCCAGAGTTAGCTGTGTTGAATCCACCACCCATGGTGTTGGCTTCTGAGATGTATTGTTGACGCAAAGCAACTTCTTGATTTTCCAAGAGGACGGCAGTTACCTTCTTCTTGTATGAATCTTGAATTGAAGGGATCGACTCGTGATTGAGAAGGGGGTCCCATTT